CCATAGCCTTGCGTGTGTAGCCATTGCCCGATACTTCTGTGCCTGTACCGCCTGCACCTGTGGCTGATGTGTACAAACCGATGTAAACAGTAGAGGGTGGTGTGTATGCCGCATTTCGGAATACATGATCTAATACTTCGTTTTCTAAGAAAGTCGTAAATGACATTAATAAGCACCTATTTTCAAGCGTAGGCCAGAGCCACTCGCGGTTGATCGACTGCTTGCGGTATTAACTCTAGCCACAGCAGCAGAATAAAGAGCAGCCCATGTTGAGGCTCTTTCATCTTCTTTTAAGTAAGGTGCGCTATGCAGCAAAGCACCATACAAATAAATATCGGGGTGATGGGTTAACAACCAGTTAGTGGTTGCTGAATCAGAAAGTGTGGGTATCTTGGCGTAATACATCAGTATCGCGCTGTACGAACCATCAGGCGTTGGAAATACCTCAAATTGTGACGAGTTAAGGCTGTAGTTGGTTGGTGTACCTGTGGAGTTGTTACGCGCTGCTCGGCTTGCTTGCATAGTAGCCAGCGACATAAAATCTAAACTGCTTGTGCCTGTCGTAACCAAGTGAAATCTTATAGTCGATAACCAATCGGTGGGGATGCCTGTAAACTGGCTGTCAATGGTTGTTTCAGCGCGTGTCTCCATGCGCCAGTGTCTAATCTCATTATTGATTGACGATTCAGCCAACGAAATGAAATCAGGAATAGTAGCCGTTAGATCATCACGATTTAAGAAATTAGCGATTGATGTTTTTAACTCTGCGTAAGTTGAGATAGCCATTAAATTAATTCCAATAATGATGCAGGGTTACTTATCTTTGTGTTTTTTGACTGCCCTATGTCGTAAAGCCCACTTAAAAGCCCTTTAATCATTTCGGGCGTTGCAAACTCACGTTCACCTGTTTGCTCATTAACTCTAAATGGCAATATGTCTGCTCTGTCCCACCCTGTATCGTCTGAGAAATTGCTTTCAAATGCTTGCTTGTTTTGTAGGTATTGCCTTTCTGCATTAGTCAGGTAAGCGTCTGTATTACCCTGCATATAAGATGATAGGTTAGATGGTTGGCCTGTTACGTTAGCCATTAAGCCTGCGCCTGTTGTTGCTACTGGGTTAGAGGATTTAATTGATGGTGATCTATACATACTATTGGAGATTGTATAGTCTTTATTTTTGCCTTTGTTCTGAACAAACCCAAAGCGTTTGTAAAACTCTGTTAGTCGCCTCTTAGAAGTGCCACCAAAATCTGTCGATGGTGATAATGAAACAGTCTGCCCAGTTTTATCAGCATATTCGGCTAAATCATTCATTATTGAAGTGCCTACGCCCTTTGACTTCTCAGGAACAACAATACGAGATAACTCTAAACCACCCTTCTTTTTGTTTTCAAATACGTCTAGCTTTACGCCCTGTTTATTAGCAGCCTTAATAATGTTATCTAATGATTTACCAACCACCCCTGCATCAGCATCTTCACTACCCGTCACAGCTAGTAAACCGCCTGCGCCTGCTGCTGCCGTAGCTACTGGGTTTGATGCTAGTAGGTTAGATGATGAAATCTTGGCAGGGTCAAATGCTGCGTCTGGGGAGCGAATGTTTTTAGTTTCAAAAGCAAGTGCTATATCATCAACACCTGAACCGCCAAACCATCCAGAGTCTTGCATATTCTTAAATATAACACCTTCATACCCATCTAGTTTAGCCTCTTTAGCTATACTATCTTGTATGTTCGCATCCCATGAGCTACCGCCCATATCAACTTCTTTAAAGTTAGAAGTATTTAAGTTGACTGAGAAGTTTGAACCTTCTTTAACTTCACTTATCCACTCGGAAGGTCTATATTGCCTGTTAGAGGTGTAAGTTGCAGGGTTTAGCTTCCTATTAGTTGCTGAGTAGTCCCACCCTGAATCTTTCATGTAATCAGGTAATTTTTCAACATTCTTAGGGCTTCTTAAAGGCTGTATTTCTTTATCACTTAACCCCCAGAAACTTAACTCGTCCATTGAGTTTGATTTCTGCTTCTGTGCATCATCAATACTCAGTCCATATTCAGACTCAAATTTCTTTTTATTTATTACCTCGCTTGTTGGCCTATAAGCGTCTGCTGTACTTCTGTTCTTAGCAAAATAAAAACCATGCCTAGTGTCTTTAGCACCAGACGATGATCCTAGCAAAGAGCTATCAAATTCCTTAAACGGAAGTCCTGTTTTCGGGTCTGCATCTACTGAAGTTCCATGATACCACTTTGTATCAGTATCAAAGCCCTGCTCTTTAGCCCTAGCCATTCTTGCAGGCGTAGACATATCCATAAGGCCACGAACAGCCTTAACACCTAAACCTATTGGGGTGCTTAATAAACCCATTACGAGTAATAACCTTTCTTAGCTGGCTTTTTAGCTGGCTTTTTCACAGCTTTCTTTTTAGGCTTTTTGGTAATCATGTACGCACCCGTAAAATTGTTAGTGCATTATACCATATTTTGCAATTAAATTAACATTATTAGGCCAGACCTTTTACGTTGCGCTTTAATGCTCCACGATTCTTTTTCTTAGAACGGCCCAAATCCCCTGCTGCAAAGGCTTGTGCCATTTGTCGTAATGCGTCTGCGGCTTCACTGTGGCCCTCAGACTTATCGGGTATATGCGACCAGCGTTGCTCACTGTTTGACCACTTGCGTCTGTATGACTTTAGATGATCTAAGCCCTTTGCACACTTTTCTTCATCAATCCAAATGTAAGGCCACATATCACTGGTTTGCTGTATACCCCATAAAGTGTCTTGAATCCTTGGCACTATGCGCCAGCTTGCGCTTGGCATTAATTGCTTGAGCATATCCTTTGGGCTTTTATTCTTTAGTTCGCCTTGACGCTTATGATCAGCATCGTGTGGCAAATACATATCACTAAATACTAAGTCCAAACTTTGTAACCATTTAACCGCATGACTATATGGTTCATTCCATGCCTCGTAAAACTGGATACACCTAAACTCTAATCCGACTTGTTGCACTACCCATATTGCACAACCATCTGACGCCCCAATGTCCCAAAAAGTTAAACAAGGGTGTGAAGCAACAACAGGTAAACTGCCTATGTGACCATCAGCATTAGCTTTGTTAATTTCTCGCAGCCAGAAAGCCCCTTCTGGGAACTCTAAAAAGTCACCCTCCCACACATGACCATAAGTGTCTGGGCGTTGCTCTAAATCCTCTAGGCGTTGCTCAGTTAGCACTTTCGGCATCCAAGGGTTATCTGCCCAATTTATGGCGGTAATTTTGCAGGAATCAGGCGTGGTTAATCTAAATCGTTTGTGTGTGGCTGAATCCTTTGATTGTGGGTTCCATATTACCCAACACTCACTATTCTCTTCACGAATAGACGGCATTAGCTTCATATAAGCCTCTTCACTTACTGTCTCGGCTTCATCAATAAACGCTAACAAGATTCTGGCTTTTGACTTAATGCTGTCGATGTTGCGTGTTAAGCCTGCAAATGAGTAACTGATACGCCCGTCTTTGCTTCGTATGTAATGATCGCCACAATCATAATAATTATTGAGAAACGGCACTGCTTGAATAGCGTTCTTGATTTCAGCAAATGATGATTCACTGAGGCTGTTCATGTACTGGCGCAAGCAAAGTATCTGACCTGATCGACCACTCATGCCAAATTTAAAGCCCCACACCGCAGTCATTAATGCAAAAGCGCGGCTCTTGGCTCCACCCCTTCCACCATAGGCTGCGCGTATTCTCGCCTCCCCTTGGAATATTGGAACTAATTTAGGTGGCAGTTCAATGTCAATTTCTGACATTTAAAGATCACCAAATTCTTTAGCCACTAGGTTAATCGTTGTTGGTGGCGTCATAGACCCATCACTGGAAGTCTGGTCAACCTTGTCAGTGTAATTGTGCTTTGTTAAAACCAGCTTGGTTATAGCGGCATTAAAGTCGCCTGTAAGCCCTTTATCGCTTAGTTCTATAAATTGTAATTGCATAATTCGGTCTAACATATCCGAAAACTCTTCCTTGCCTTCCTCTTTCGACCATGCGTACATCGTTGAGTTAGCAATGCCTAAGTAATAAGCAAGCCCGATATGCGAGGGAATAGCTGTACTGTAGGATTCTAAGTATTCCTTAGCTTTTGCCAATAGTTCTGGCGTGTACTTCGTTGGTCTGCTCATTTTAATGTTCCGTTATTTCAATTTCTTCAACATCTATTTCACTGTATTCATCAATCCAAACTACTGCCGCAGCGATTAATAAATCATCTTGTTCATTTAGAAGCCGACCATCGTTGACTTCTACTAAAGATTTTATGAGTAACGCAATAAGGTTTGCCCCTTGGTTAACTTCGTCTTGATGTATAGGTATCATGCAGCACCCTCTAGCTTTACTGTTAACTCTTTTGCTTTAGCTTTGTATTTAGCTTTAATCGCAATAATATCGTCACGCCTATAACGTCTTGGCTCTTGTGGCCCTTCTAATTCTTCAACAGCTTTAATGCCAATCTTGTTAATCAGATTAATGCGGTAATCAATGGCGTTACCTGATAAGTGATTATTACAGGGCGCACATTGGGCGTGGACGTTGTTCTCGTTGTATCGCAATTCTGCTGCTGCCCCTACCGATCTGTAATGCCCTGCGTGAATCTGGCCTGTGTGGTGTCGTTGACAGCTTATACAGGGCTTTCCTTTGTCTCTTAGTCTGATGTACTTATTAAATTCTGGCTGCGCTTCTTTGTGTAGCTCACCAAGGCTCTTTAAAGCCTGCTTACGGGCCTTTATGTTTTTCTTAGCTAATTGTGTGGCTTTTGCTCTAATCTTGCTCACACTGGCTATAGCTTTGGCCTGCTGATGTTCTAAGGCGTGTTCTTTGCTACAGTAAAAGCCTAGCGGTACTGTTACACCTACTTCCACCAGAGCAAAGGCTTTGCAATGTCTACAACGCTTTTTAGTGTTAGCCATTATTGTCTTTACTCGGAAACGGCACATGAACACCAAACTTGTCAGACAGGTGGCGATTGATTACATCGTATACTGCACTGACTTCATGGCTTTCTAATTTGATCGTTGAGTTTTTGCCTAACTGTGCGTCTTGAACGGGTCTCCAGATATGCTCTTTGACTGTTACTTTTGTCCACGGAATATCTACGCCCTGCTTTAGCGTTTTAACCATATCCAAGCCACGACCATTTAGTTCAGCAGCCAATAGATCACAGTATTTGTGAAGTGAGCTATTCTGTGTCGTTGTTCTCGACTTGCCTGTTGTCCACTTAACCTGTACATATTTTTTATCGGCATACAGTTCACGCAAATGTTTAATTAAGTTCTCAAGACTTGGGTCTGAGTTAACTGTCCAATCGTTACCTGTCATATTGCATCAGCCCATTTGCTCATTGGCAATCGTGATAAGCGCAAACTCAAGCGCAAATCCCACGCGCATTTCTTTTCATGCAACGGGCTGAATTTATAAGCAGGGTTATCAATCAACAAATACTCGTTTAATGGGTATCGGTTGCGCTGGCACTTCATTATCAATGTCACATGATAAAGTGGCATATCATATTTTTTGGCAATTTCTGCTGACAACATGCCAGCGTTTTTGCGCTTAACTATTGACTGACACTGCTCTAAGGTTAAACTCATGCGACTTTCAATAGGCCACGTTTAACTTTATGTGTGGTGTCATTGCCAGCCTCAATAATGCTGTTTTTATCAAGCAATTCACGAACACGACCCGTTACCCGATTAATCTCCCAACCTAAATTTGCAGCAATGTCTTGACGAGTAATTGGCTGGCTTTCTCTAATCACCCTCAACACCTCAATACATGCCTGACCAGTAACGGGGGCAATTGATGCTAAAGCGGCTCTGCTATTTGAATGAATCATGCGACTTTCCTTTGCTTGTTATATTTGGCCCTTGCACTGGGATTAAGTTGTGATTTGATAATGTGAGTTAAGCCTCCACTTTCGCCCCACTTCGCTTTATGAACTGGGCCTTTGTAACTAGGTAACAATTCTTTGTAATCGCTTTTTAATTTTGGCTTTGCTAAATAATCTTTCATGCAAACAATCCTTTTAATGCTGCCGCTTGTTGTGTTCCGTAATCGCGTTCTTCATCGGTTAACTGCTTGGTAATCATTAAGGGGGCTGACCTTGCTTGTATCGCTTGTTGATTAGAAATCATGTTTTGTTCTTCACCGCCTCTGGCTCTGCCTAAACACATATTTCTAAAGTCGGTGGCTGATGGAGGCCATGATTCTGTCCAATCTTGTAGCGCATCAATGCCAGCTTTAAATTGCTTGCCGTTCAAGTCCTCAAGAAAAGAAGTCCAACTGCCGTTATCAGAAAAATCATGGCTGCTAGTCCACTTGTGACCAAATAGGTCAGTCATTACTTCCCATAGGCGGTCAATTAATCGTTCGCTCAGGTCTTGATCTATTCGCTTCTCGTTCTGCGTTTTCTGCTCTGACCCTTGCAGGGGCTGAGTTATTAGCTGGTTTATTGACTGCATACTGACCTCCAATAAAATTATTGTTTTCATTACTAGGCTTTTGCTTTAACCACTCAGCCTTTAGTCTTGTCCAAGTGGTAGTTGAAAACTCATTCAAAACATCTTCAACAGTAAATCCGCGACTAATGGCTAAACTAATCTGATTGATTAATGTGTTTGCAATCCTTTGAGTCATATCGGGAGCTTTCATTTTTCTAGCTTTATGATTGGCAATTCTTATTTCGCATAAATCTTTAAATTCATCATCAGATAAATAATGATGATTAATATCTGATGTAGTCTCTGATGTAGTCTCTGTAGTCTCTGGTATTGGTGGGGTCATAATGACCTTATGTGAAAGGGTCAAATTGGCATCAACATCAGAACAATGTGACACCACCTTTGGCTCAATTTGATCTAATGGTTGATCTTGTTGACTGTCATTGATTATTGGTGAGACTTGGTGAGACTTGGTGATACCTAAACAAACAGGGTGGGA